TTGGCGAAGGTTACAAGCACGTTCCCAACGTCGAATAGGACGTACTGGTCGCTTGCACCCAGAAAGAACTTGACGTCTACATCCTGGCTGGCGCTTCCAAACGTTATCATGTCTGGATCGAGGGTTAGTAAGTTGGCTACCGCGCCGTAGTTACCTTTTTCGTGAAATATCTGTGCCCCATCTTCCCAGCGACATGCAACATCTGTTACTGGCATAATACCTCCATACACCCGAATGGGCGTTTTTTAGCAATGGGTTTGCTAAAGGGTGCCCCACGACGCCGGAAAGGAACACAACGCCGCGGGGAGCTTATTTGGTTTTGGTCGCCTCTTTCATCATCTTGTCTTTATTAGCGACCGCTATGTGCTTGGCTTCGAGTTGCTTTTTCAGGCTCTCGTTCTCTGCCTCCAGTTCCTCAAGACGTGCTGCCTGCTTCAAGTCGTCGTCAGTGGGAAGTATTCTCACCAGAGGTGGCGTCCGCAACAACAGGTCGTGTCTCACGAATGCTTCCTGTATATCCTGTATGTCGCCCTTCTTCGCGCCCTTAAACATGCCTGAATTCACATCTGCCAAAAATTCTACCTTCATTGTGTCCCCCTTAAGAGAGTTTTGAGTTATCAGTTTTGAGTTTTCAGCCGGAAGTTTTCATTTTGAAGCCTACTTTTGCAATCGTACTGAAAACTGTAAACTGATAACTGTCCTTACGCAAACTTCTGTGCGCCTATCAGACTCATAGCAGGATACTTCTCGACACTCATATCGTTCGGTGCGAATTTCGCAGTGATCAGCGTTCCAGAAGACCCCGCATCGCCCATCGCAAGCTGGAAATGGTCGAAGTCATTTGCGGCATCTAGCATTGTAGCATCGAGAGTGATCGCATAGATCTTGTAGGTAAGCGCCAGCGTACTGAAAGTCCCAGACGTAGTGGTCAGCTTCAGCATTAGGTCTTCATCAGTGCCAGTACCGGATACCGTGGCAGTTGCACCAGCATCGCCGGTGATGGTCTCGGCATCTACCTGGGTAGTATCGCCGGTTAGTGGCGTTACCGTAAGCTCATCAGAGCTTATCTTCCTGATCGTGCAAGTTGCTGTCGAGTCAAAAGTGCCAACTTCGTTAAGTACAAACGTACCCGACTGTCCGCTAATGGCGATCCGCTGTCCATTTTGGTGATGGTTATCGAAGTCCAGCGTCTTCGACCCCGTGCCGCTAGTGTCAGTAGCCTGGTTAAGCGTAACGGCTGAAGTATCTGCCGCTGGGTCGCCAACGTAGATCCATATAGTGCCCCCGCTGCAATCTGCCAGAGATACCCATATAGAATTAACTGCGCCGCTGGCCATATCTATCGGGCCTATTAGCATTACATCGGGCTTCATTAGTGTTGCATGTACCAGTGCCATTATTAATCTCCTTGAAAGTTCATGAAGTGAACTAAAGTTTATGCTCAGTCACTTTAGTCACTTATGGTTTTCGTTCTGCCAACGTGATAAACGGCGCTTGGGTGTCCCCGTATTCGGGCTTGAACTCACTTGGCCACCACGGTTGAATGTCCATATCAAATGTAAACCTGAAGGCCGTGCTTCCATAATCGAAGTAGAGATGGATTGAAGTCTCCATTTCTCCACCCAGGCCGCCAGCAGGCACACCAACCAGATCCTGACTAAAGTCGAAGAGACCAAAATCGCCAGCATATCCAAGAGCCGACATCTGATTATTGAACTTCAGAGGGATGCCCAGCAAGCTATATATGGGCTTCTCCTGGACGGATTGGTTGATGAGGAATACGTTGCTCCCACCAGTTCCAACAGCCTGATTCAGCTTTAGAAGCTGCGGGATCACTGTCCTGTTGGCCCACCATGTTCCTGCACCGATGTCGTCAGTTGGCGAATACAGCCTTGCGAACATATTGCCAATGTTATCGAGAATCACGGTATAGTTAGTCTGATTCGTTTCCTCCACCACTTCAATTGTGTGGGCACCAGATGTCAGCACACCCTTCGGCATACCTGCACCGGTTCCACGTAGAGCTGCTCTCGTAATCGACTTGCTCATACCTTCGTCAAAGCCTCTTGCAAGCAGCCCCTCTATGGACTGTGGAGAGTATTTCATCAGGTTTCTGGATACTCTCGCCATCCCAGCGCACTCATTCAACACGAGCTTGACCAGCCCGGTCTCGAAATTAGACGCCGTATACTGCTGCTCTTCGCCTTTCCATACCCAGTAGATATTGCCAAAGACACGACCCTGACTCTCGTCAAAGCCCATCACTATGGGTATATCGACAGCGTTAGATCCCATCTCGATAATCATGGCATTCTGAAGCACGTCATTAGTCTGGCGCACCCGCTCAAGAATCTGGTTGGAGAACTCGGTAGGGACCAGCGTGCCGCCAGTTTCAGCAGCGCCAGCAGTCTGCGTCGCCTTCTCCCGGCGCTCCCGTACAGCCCCTCGGTATTCCTTCATGTTGTCAGATACGTTGGAATGATCTTCGCCTTCGTTCCAGATGTCGAAGGCAAACTGCCCAAACGACTTCCAGTTATGCTTTACTGCATCTGGGTCTGTCCCATCCGGGTCGGTATCCGCATTACCCATGTTCGGCTTCGCCATCTGCTCGATCAGTCCTGTGACAGTAGTTTTCAGGCTCGCGATCTCGGTCTCAAGCGCCTTCACTTCCTCTGCTTTCGCATTGCCTTCTGGAACCTGTTCTATGAGTGCTGTCATCTTAACTTCAGATTGATCCAGCATCTCTTTCATTTCTGCCAGTAGCTCATCAATAGTCATTGTCATTCACCTCGAAGATATTATGCCTTGCGGCTGTTTGTATTGCTATCTCGTAACCATTGGCTAATATCTCCAGCCTGTCCCCTGATAGCTCTGAAATCTATCTCCAGGAACGTGGCCTAATATCTCCGCCGTTCCCACCGATCATACAAGACCAGTGTTGTGGAACTCTAACAACTCCTCTACTGTGAGTTCTACGTCCTCCTCTGACGTGAGTCGGGTACTCACCATATCAAGTATCTTCTGTGCGTCCTCATCGCTTATCTCTGGCGATTCTCCATTCTCCAGGCCTTCTATTATCTCTTCTTTGGCATACACCGCTTCCAATACCTTGATACGATCATCGAAGTCGCGGGCAAGCCCCGTTGTAAACCAGTCGTCAAATATATCCTTGATTACCGCTTTCGTTTCTGGACTGATCGCCTCAATATCCTTAGCAGCCTCAAACGCCCCTTCGTGATCCTTGCAGTGCTTCCTTGCTGTTGCCGCTGTCCATATATCCTTCGGATACCTGTAAGCCTGCATCTCGCTCTTGCCGCCTTTGATACCGTATATTACGTCAATGCACTTGTTGTCATGTTTGATAGCGCAATTCTTGCGTGCGAATTTGTCATATTTGCCCGGATCATTTAACCTGCAAGCGTGTTCATTGGCATAGGGCTTTTCCGCCATCTCTGCGCTGATTGGATCAGTGGGATATTCATCAACGAACCCGCTGGCTATGGCCTCTTCCATCGTTATGATGCCTTTTGAGACAACCATTGCCAATGCCTCAGGATTAGATGGTACTGGCACAGGCGACTGTTCCAATAGTACCCACTTCGTATAGATCCGACGCGGGTCAGCCTCTTTTGTCTCGTGACCGAGCATAGCATCCCTGCGCTCGCGCCATGCTGTAGCAACCTCAACCCAGTCGTCGTCAGAAGGGCTTTTTGATGTTATAGGTATAAATCCCACGCTCTTTGCTCTCAGTATTCCCTCAGCATGGAGTAGATATACTTGCTCTGCCAACGGGTTCGCCTCTGCACTGGCATACTTCGTCTTGGCTATCAATGCAGTAGGTGCTGTCTTGCTGTCAATCTTCACCCATTCCGTTCTGCCAATAGGTAGACCCCGGTAGTCATGAGCATAAGGCACTATAGGATTTTTCTGATAGAATCGCAGGTCTGCGCCTTCAGGGAGTAAGACCTCGCGATCTCTATCAAGCGCAATCGTGCTGATGGTCGCTATGTCCGCTCTTTCGCCAGACACCATCTCCAAGTCGCTGTCCTCTAACTCAAAGCCCTTCCTGAGAAAAGGTATCTCCTCCAGGTCGGTATCTGGAAACTGCTCACGCAAAGCAGTGCCCCATTCGGGATACTTCGGCTCGATGTCCCCCAGAAACTTCGCTAACGTCAATCGTTGTGTTATTAAATCCGGCATAATATCACTCCTCTGTTACCCGCAATTCGCCATCGCGTATATTTCTAATCTTCACTTTCACCCTGTAGCTCTCAACCGGAGGGAAATGGACATTGAGGTCGTCTGGATAGAATGAGCAAGCTGGATCAAAATCATCTGGTGCCGCCTTGACCCCAACCATCTCCTGCAACAGGCGAAACTGATCAGCAGGTATGCGTTGCCTGTAGTATTCGAGGTCAAGACCTGCAAAACGGTCACCATTCTGAAGATAGAGGTCGTCTGGATAGAATACGTCCACATCATCAGTACCTCCTGGTGAAGCACATGATAAGAAATCTGCCAACAGGCGGAACTGGTCTTCGGGGATCTGCTGTCTGTAGTATTCAAGTTGGTCTGCATCCATACCTTACTCCTTAAAACTATATGCACCTATATAACTATAGGCAGAATGCTTATAGTTCTGACATCTACAGACTTAGGTGTTTCATGAGAATCGGATTGAGCCTGTGTCACATGGCTTCTATCCGGTATTGTCACTGCAAATAATCCGGGGAGTATTGGGTCTTCCGCGTCAGTCGCAGTCCCGACTGTAGAATCCAAGAATTGTATATATACCATCCTATTCATATCTACTCCTTAAAGCTGAAAGCCGCGTCCGTACAGCGGCAGTTGATCATCTCGGCGGCTGCTCCTGTATAATCCCCAGGATACATCAGTCCGTTGCTATATCTCCTCTCCAACAAGACATGCTCTCCGTCTATAGCCAGATGGCTATCTCTTGTCAGTGCATCCCTGGTAGAGATCCATACCTTCTCCTTCACGACATCCGACTGGCGCATACCCTCATGACCGCCCTTATTCATCGAGCCTATGATCTCGGTTTGCGCTATCCGCTTGTTACGAAACTTCTCAGGGAAGCCAAAGACTTTTTCAACGCGCTTCGTTATCAGGGGTATGCCCTCACCAAGCTCAAGCGCCGCCTTGAACTCACGTCGCAACTGGTCAAGCGTCGTCTGATTCACATCAAAGCTAAACTTGGGTACTTTCTTTGCGATGAATTCCAGGACTGCTGGCGACGTCCTGTTGAAGTTAACAGCCAGCCCCAGATCTGCCAACGCCGTTTCACCACCCTCGACAAGGCTGCCAAGTATGATGGGCTTACCAGACTTCTCGAAGTTGGCCTCCCACTTAGCCTGCTCGAATAGCCATTCATCGCCAGCGGCCTTTATCCTCACATCGGTATAGAACAATGCCTTGACGTAATCCCGTGCATTGGCCTCCGGGAGTGGCTTCCTGTTCAGATTACGCAACACCTCTTTTTCCTGTGCTGCAAATAGCGTCACGAGCGCAGATATGAACTTGGCCTCCTGCTTGGCGGCGGACTTGGAAAACGCCCACCACCTGTCATCAAGGGCGTCTTTTATTAGCCTATCAGCAACCATGTCTGACATGGCGTTTACGAATGCTGGTGACGTTATGATACTCATATCATGCCCTTCGTGGTGCCCAGCCCATATCTCGTAAGCCTTTCGCAATCTCCTGGATAGATAACGGTCTATTGGCCTCCAGCTTGTCAAGCCGTGTCAGAATAGCACTTAGATCCACAGGCTCAACTTTCTGTCCTTCCAGGTCCTTGATTCGCGCCTCCAGTGCCTTAATTTCACCGTCCAGCTTCTTCATTGTCAGATTCATGATGCCACTCCTTTTTCAGTGGATACTTCCCCTTGTCAGGATACCTCCACCTGAATGGATACCCAACCTTCTCTAACGCCATCGCAGCAACCCTCTCTGCGCTCTCGGCCTCTTCCTGTGACCCCGCCTCCGATATAGGCACTCGATTAACAGGAACTAATATCTCGTCTCCACCCTCTATTGGCTCAAGTCCCAATCTAGCGCGCTCTTCATTGATCGTGGTGATTGCATTCTCCATATTCACCTTGCGGTCTTCTCGCTCCTGCTCTATGTCGTCAGGAACGGGATTATCGAATAGCGTTACGTACCTCGTATCAAACTGCGGCGCTAACTGCTCGCTAATCTTCTCATCTATCTGCGTACAGCGTGGCGATATTGCATACTTAGCGAGGTGGTACTGCTGCGCTAATGCCGTCGCTCTGTTTACGTCATCAGCTGTGAGCATACTTTTCGGGACGTGCATCACCATCGCTATAGTGTCCCTGGCGAATCCCAGGCCGTGTTGGAAGCCCATGTCCCTTGAGGTAGGACTTGTCATCTGCTCAATCTGGAAATCGGATCCAGCCATCACAGCAGCATCGCCATCTTTGATATGTGAGAAACTTTCTTTGATCCTCTTTGCCTCTTTTTCAGTCATGGGATTTTTCGTCCAGATAATTACCTTCGGGTTGCCACCTGTCTTAAACATCTGCGCCTCGAAATTCAGCATATAGTTTTCGAGGTTATAAGCATCCGCACAGGCCAGGAGTGGCGCAACACCATAATACTGACTCGCTATAGACACGCACTTGAACTGCACAACGTCCTCAGCAGGGTACTCTATCTCTGTCGTCCCCTTCTTGTATTTGTACCCTTTGATCCACGTTTCTTTGTCGGGAATGACCGACATATAGGCAGACGGTGCGAACCAGATTGATGCAGGCCTGCCAAAGCTATTCCTTACCAGTATCCAATAAGCATTTCCTGTCAAGTCCATGTTGGCGCTCGTGAGCTTCTTTGAGTCAAAGGCGTTCATGTAACCATTGACTTGCCTGAGCAGGTCCACCAGAGGGCCATTCAATACCTCTTCAAGATCGGCAGCCCTGGAGAGTTCAGTACCCGGCACGGCCTTTCTGAATATCTCGTCCTTGCGCTCTTTTGATACCTGCCGCGTAATTGTCTTCTTGAAATTCGACTTCTCCCTACCGGTCTTCGTGATATATACCCTGAGTGGCGTATCTCCAACACCCAGCCCTATCAGGTCGGTACAGGCATAGACAGTACCTTTATTGGCTTTGGTATGACTCTCGATATTGCCAGGCTTGAGAGCCTCCCCGCTCATGGACATACGCCCCATAGGGACGACGCCCATAGCTACGTTATCAGTGGCCTTCCAATTCCCAACAAGGAAATCTCTAGCGTATGTAAGTATGCCCTTTTCCATTATGTGCCTTTAATCCCTACTGTCACCATAGGCCAGTATCTCGGACTCGGACCGCGTCCAATCTCCGGCTGCTCAACTATTTCATAAAAGGTGCATGACTGGCGATTCTCGCCTAGTGCCTTATCTAAAGTTGCAACCAGAGCATCGGCTGAAGGCTCAAGAGCAACGCGGTTGCCGTCCTGATACGCAACAAGCCAACCTGGATGAGTCCGCAACAAGCCTTCTTTCTCTTCTTTCCATTTACTATCAATAGCGATCATGTACCATATCTCCGCTGATAATACACCGGCTTTTCACCAGATAGCTTGTCAGCATGACAGGTGAAGCACCTCGTGGCCCCACAGTCAAACGGATGTCGTTTATTAAAGCGGTTAGCTTCTTCAGCCATCGCATCAAGCCAGTCACGATCACCAGGATTGATCTGCATGGCCTCTTTGAGGCGGTTCCTGATTACAGCGTCACTTCTATCACGCCTATTGCCGCGCTTTTTGCTCTTTAGCTTTACGGGCAATTCCAGATGATATTTGGGAACGCTACTGAAACGCTGTATTAACATTGCTTCTCCATGACAGCAAGTGGGGCTTTGTTCATTCACGGAAGCCCCAACCGCTATCCAACTGTGAGACGTCAACTACCCCCAATTAAATACGGGAGATTGCAGTTAAGCTCCGCCGCAGTTCACCAGAAGGTGCTTCGGCATCAACACTCACCGCGTATGGCTGGTTGACAACAGCCCATCCAGAAGCGCCATACTCGCCTTCTGGATATTATATGAGACATTGTCGGTTGCCTTTCTATCAAGGCTGGCTGAATCATCTCCATTGCCGCTTGGATTTGCTGATCAATTCAGCCAAACTGTATAATCGTACGTCATTGAACCATCCGTTAATTGCCAACCATCTGTACTTCCGCCAGCAGTGTTATCATTCTTTACCCAAATACGATCACGCCACGGCGGGTTATATTTAAATTCCCGATTCTGATATGGTGCCGGATACGGCACTACAACCGGCGCAGGCTTCGTTGATAGCATATCCTGCAATAAATGAATGAATTTCTGCTGTTGCTCTATAATGGCTTTCTGCTGCTCAATTATCTGATCTTTTGTCATCATGCCACCTCTCTATTACCACCGGTCAAGCAGGAAAAGCAAAAGGCCCCGGTTAGGGACTGGATAGTCTTTCCCTACTTAACCGGGGCCTTTAATAAATTGTATGAATCAGTTAGTGGTCGATTATCCTCCTACTTTTGCCTTAGTTATGGCACATAGTCAAAAACAGCAACCTCATCTATACACTTTCCCTCCGGTGTGTATCTATCTTCGTAGTAAAATTCTTTGATTTCGGTTTTCATGATCATGATATAGAAATAACAGATATTCAGCCCGAAATTGAAACGCCAACGATATTCATCTTCGTCCCACGATTTCCAACAGCAACACAGTAAGCGATTCCGGTGGTGATCGAATGCGATGCCAGCATTGATCCTAGGATGCGTAAAGCCGATCCCGCCATAATAGCCCGCAGCTATCTTGAACTTATTGAACTTAGGCCACTGTCTGATCAAACGCATCTTACACTTATGTAAAGCCATTACCCACCCGCCTTCAACTTTGTCCGCTGGTCGTCCTGAAAGGTGACTGCCTCGTCAGGTATACCAACCTTATCCTTTTCTTCGGGCTGGCTGTGTACCTTTAGCCATAGGGCTTGTAATGCTGCCAGCGTTTCCTCAATACCAACAACAGTCCACAGGGCGGCTTCTGCACTATCGCATCCGGTAGCACCACAAATCAGACCTACGAGATATGGGTGGTTTTCAACTGTCCCTACCCTTGCAGCAGAACCACGCACCACTGTATCCCATATCATCTCCGCCTGCAAGCTCATGTCTGGGGGCATACCATCCAGCGTCACTGTGGTATCGGCGTTTTTTAGTATGCAAGTCTCGCATTTGTCTGTCAGGCGCTTCTTTAGCTCGTCGAGCAGCCCGTTCCTCTCCCACGCGTCAAAAAGCTCCTTTTGATGTGCCGAGACAAGGATGCCACGTTCTATCATTTCCTCCTCCGCCGCCTTTCCCATCTTCTCCGGCTCTTCCACCCGCTCAACGCGTACGATGCCAGTACATAAGCGCATATGCCCTGCTATCTCGACAGTTGTTTCATCCAAGTGGGTTATCACCCCATATTCAATATGATTATTGGTACTCCACTCAATCCGCACCTCATACTCACCAACCACGGCGTCCTGCAACTTGTCTAGTATCACGTCACTAGGAAGCTCAACGCTTACAACGTCGGCAATATCTCGGTCAGATATGACCCTACATTTCATCCTGAAAGTTGTATCGTCAATGGAATCAACAAAGCCCATTGAAATGTTACCGTTTTCCCAATGAACCGAAATGTATAACTCGCTTTCAAGAGCTTCCTTCAGCTTTGCCACGACCAACTGTCCCATCAAGTCCACGGGTTTATCTGAGGCCTCTGTATCAGTTCGTTCAACCCTTACGATACCAGGGATTTGCCTTTCGTGTCCATCCTGATAAAAACAGTCATTAAGTGGATGAATGCTCTGAACTATACCTGTCTCAACCTGTCCCGATTCCCATTCGACCTCGACTCTGCATCCATCCCGATGGGCAAAGTACAGCTTTCTGAATACCGACCCGTCGCGGTCAACCCCTTGTGGCGATTCGTGTTCCATTGGCTCATCTGGTGGAGGCGGTGGTTTTAGTTTCCATTCCCTTACTGTCGGAACTTTCCCACTATGGTCGTCAGCTTTATCAGACATTCGCAATTTAATGCCTTTTGCCATGTCTGAGAGACATACTTGCATATTTCTCTTTACAGCCGCCCACATCTCAACTGTATTTTGTATTTTCTGTTTCTCAGAATCACATGCTTTCTCTGTCGCCTCATTCATGATAGACTTGACCTTGTTGGCACCGTAATATGGCTCCGCATCCATCTCACCCTCTGGCGACTCACACTCTGCTGGCTCATCTGGTGCTACCTCCAGCTTGCCAGTACCACCACAATGACGACAGCTTACAGCCTCAGCAAACTTGCCAGTGCCAGAACAATGGTCGCAGTCAATGTGGGCTGGGTCGTCTATTGTCATACCCCACACCTTGCGCTTGCCACAACAGTGAGGACACACTATCCAGTCGGTATCTGTACCCGGTAATCTGCCTTCGCCATTACACCGGGGGCAGTCAACGAGGTCTGGCTCTTTCTCTTTCCCGTCAGCCACTTCCCACTCAACACCTACGCAACGAGGGCATGTAACCCGTGAGTCGGGATACATTCTCATAGGGATTACACCACTATCGCCACACACCTCGCAGTCTACGCTACTTGGCTCAATACCAGTGCCGTTGCAACGGTCGCAGGGAATAATCGCGCATGGGCTATGACATTTACCAACTCTCCAAGCAGTACATGGATTGCAGGAAACATCGTCTTCATTCTGTCGTTCCGTCCAAGGCAAATATATTCCCGAAACCTTCAATCCCATTCCATAGCACTCAGAGCAGATGTTGCCCTGGGGTGTGTCTAGTGTAGATGGTGCAGGCCGATCCCCCTTAAACTCGTGTTCAAGAATTCCGTTCCGAAAAACCGCCTTTGGATACCTATCATCTGCATTCATCTGCATATATTCCTGTGCCATAATCATGTCCCCCTATTTAACACGCACGCTGCCCATAATCATATTGCTAACAGCGACCAGCAGGTTGACCGCAACCACTCCGCAATTGGCGGCGGAGAAACCCTCAAAAGCAGTTCCGTCTATAAGAAAGCAACAAGCCATGTAGTCACTGCACATAATGGCCAAACCAAAAAAAGGCCTTTCCTATCAAACCACCAATTCATGAATCGCATCATAGAATTTTGGCGGTGGATACTCCCGCATTTATGCGGGGGTAGTTGACGTCCCCCTACTCCCCTTGTTCATCAATACACACTTGCGGTCGTATATATGCAGTATACCAACCGTCTGCGGCCTTGAGTTCAGTAACCGGCCCTCGTTGGACTATGCCGAGTGTGGGATTTGCAAATCCTGTGTCGGTGTCCTCAGATTTCCAGTGGTCGATTCCGCAACCTGATTCCACGCTCGCCCCACTGGGGTAATAAAAGATCGGACAGTTATCGCACACCAGATGAGCGGCCTTGCCATAGCCTGTGAGTGTTATTTCTACGTTCATCTATTACCTTCTCAGCAAATGGTAGTATAGATCCCTGGATCATCGAAGCCACCAGTGCCAATATCAATGCGCCCGTAATCACCACAAAAACTACCTGGCACGCCACGACAAGTCCGCTTTGCTCTTCGCCATCTATATCTTCTGCAAGTCCAAATCCATACAGGCCGGCAAAAGCATATAATCCGATACAGATTATCAATGTAATTGCTAAAGTTGATATATTATCAGTGGTCAATACACATATTTGCTTACCCACCACGTCCCCCTACTTCATCCAAAAGTCATATCCCACAGGAAGGGCGGTCTGTAGTTTCCCGCTCGCTCGCATCTCCCGAACCAACTGTTTGACTTCTTCACACATGCCGAGCCGATTGCCAAGCATCGAAGACACTACATTCCTCTCAAGCCAGTCAAGCGGTTCGCCATTCTGCACTTTTCCCAGTACGTCAAGTTGAGCATCTTTGATCACAGGATCGAGTCTTTGTCTTTGAGTTGCTTCTGATTCTGCCATCACGTCCCCCTATCCTCATAACTTCCCACTCTCTTAACCCCGCCTCTAGGTCTTCCTTATCGACCTTCCGCCTGTGTTGCCTTAGCTTACGACGCCGATCCGCAGGAACTTCGTATGGGTAATTGTCAGGCCAGTGTATCCATATAGGCATCACGTCCCCCTACAAGGATTGCTCCGCTAATTTGCCCAAATCTTCAGGTTTCATTTCCACAAGAACCTCTATCGTGGCAGAATGGCTTATCAGTTGAACAGTTCTTCCGTCACATTTTCTTTTCAAAGTGACAAGAAGCCCAGGCTTAGTCTTCATGTTGTCAGCAGTTAGGATACGAACTGAAACAAAGTCAAATATATCCGCTCCATATTCGTGCATATCATGTCCCCCTACCACGCCATTATCCCACCCGACGACCTGTGATCTGTATATATCGCATATCGGGTAGTGTCCATGCCATCGTCGTCTTTCTTGACCATATCTTCCTTTGCGCCCGATGCCCAGATATAACCGCCGAACTCATCAACTGTTTGCACAGGCCGCTGTTCCATGAGGAGGCGCTGATCAATCTCGATCCTGGAGTCTTCGAGATAAAATATCTGCTCATTCTCGAACTTATCATACACCGCCTGCTGTCCAGCAAGCCTATCCTTCTTTGCAGGCCTCGTGATAAACCCATGCTCGGAGAGCGTCGCTCTGTCTTCTGCGTCATGGTCGCAGATCAACGATGGGCTTAGATTACTTGTGATTTCCGACATCCGCTGCTCATATCGCTGCGCCGTCATCCTGTCTTCAGACACGTCAAGCTCTAACCGTTTTCTGGCATCCTCAATGTCCTGATTGATATACTCCCTGATTGTCACAGCATGTTTATTTACCGTTCTGCGGCTGTGGTATATCTCACGGTACATATACCATGCATCGCTTGGAGAGACAGCCCACCACTGACAGCAGAATGGATGGTCAAAACCGAAGTCAACAGCAATAACCCTGCGCCAGTCATAGGGAATATCGAATCGTGGGATGAGGTTTTTCATTGGGTCGAAGGGGTATACAAGCCCTTCGTAAGCCGTCCACTTACCATCCCTGTATCGGTCGCGATAGACTCCCCTGAGTTGATCCATCCGCTTATAATAGCTCTCAGGCAATCCCTCCAGAATGGTAGCTGGTATTCGCCTGTACCCTTCTCGCTTCTCAGTAAAGAATCGTTTATAGAGAAAGTGACTAGGAGCGTCTGGATTAGTAATGAGCATCAATTGATGGAAGGGAACGGTCGGGAGTCTGAGACAACGGGATAGCTTTTCATCATAATCAGATTCTTTGACCTCTCTTGCCTCTTCAACGACTATTAAACCATATTCTCGGCTTGCCAATTTGTTTACATCCGTGTCGGAGTCCAGCCCCACTCCAAAGAATTCAGTGCCATTGACAATTTTGCGGTAGAGGTCGGTATCATTATGTTTGACAACAGCATCCATCGGAAGCACCTTGTCAACAAACCACTTCCAGAGAGTCGCTTTCAGATCTACGCGTTTCTTTCTGACCAGTGCAATGCAGTTATTCTCATACAGGCAACCTATGACATAGGCTTTGGCAGCAGCAACGTGAGTCTTGCCGGCACCCCAGGGGCCATCATAAAGAAGGTTGGGTTCTGTGGCCTCAAACGCTTCTCTCTGTGATTCTGTCTTAGGGTCAAACTGTATCTGAGCCATTATCATCCTTCTTGGGGTAACCTGATAGGTCTACGTTGAGCAACTTAAATGTGATGTCACCACTGTGTTCATGCTCAATCTTCTCTGGCGGCTTAAGACCTATCCTGTCCAGAATGTCTTTACATGCTGCAAGCTGGACCGTGTATTCCTTGTTGCCCATGTCGCGTAACTCTATCATCCTCGTGACTGTCGAATTTGCCTCGGCCCTCAAATTTTCAACCGCCTCTTCCAAGCCTACATCCAATATCCTGTCTATCTCGCTCTTAACATACTGATTTGTCCGAATTAGATCGCAGGCTCTCCTCCGTGCATCGTCTCTATTTTCTGTTCCATACGCTGTCATATACGCATCGGACCGAGTCATCGCACCAGTGTATAGTTGCACGAACTTCGCTTGCTTTGGATTCAGCTTTTTTTTGGTATCGTTGCCCATGTTGCCTCACTCTTTGCGCTCAAGCACCCGGTCAGAATTGCCAGTAATATCAGGCAGGCCAGCAAATCTACGAGCCACTTCAGGAGAAAGCTGAATCTCAACCTTCACCGATTCACCGGGAGCAAGGACAATAGGAGGATCGAATTCTCCTCCAGCAATGACAATCTGAGAATCGGATTCATCTCCAATTGACGGTGCAACACGCCATCTGATCCGATCAATCATACAATAAAATATGAATCCCACCACTAAACCTGCCAGAAAGAATATAACGTTTGATAAAGCCATGCTAATCCTCCCCTATGGGCATTCACGAAAACCTCTGCAATCTTCTCGGTGCGTATCGTCTCACATACGCCCTGACGTCTCGGATCTGCACCCTTCGCAGATGACGTATCATACCATATATCTTGAATGGGTGCAAGGGTGCCTCGAGCTCTTCTTTTGGAAGTGGGTCGCTGTATCCTGTCGTTACCTTATCTCCACAATTGCACCATCGGTGACCACACGTTGTCCCTTGCCATTCAAGTAGCGCTGTCAAATCGCCTACACCCTTTCCGAAAACCATTCAGAAACATCACCATTTCATCAGCCATTTTTATTAACTCAATTATTTCATCCTGCGAAAGCGGCGGTGGTTTTGGTTGGATAATTCCTGGCTTGAGATTACCATCGGCTGTGAGAAAGGGATTTCTCTCATTAGGCTTGCGCGCCGGCAATTCCGAACTCCTTATTTTTGGTTTTGGTCTAACAAGACGCCTTGATAATGATTTTGACGGAAGTACTTTTCCAGAACGATTCCTTCCTACCATAAACTGTATAATCCACTCTCTAATAGAATTCATCTCTGTCCCCCCTTCATCAACGTACCAAACCGCCCACACCCTTCCCGACACCCTCGCAACCTCCGTTTAATCTTCACTTGCCGCTTAATGTACTCATCCAGGTCAAAGGCTGGAAACGTATCTTCACGTAAGCGCTTACCAGTCGGCACATGCTCCCCTGAGAGATAGTAGCCAGCATTCCTGTATTTTCGCTTATTCATTGATTCGCTCCTACTTAAACTTCCCACACGCCTTCTTATATATACCTCGTATACCGTACCCTTCCAGGCACCGCACCTTATAAAGCGCAAGGTGCATAGGCCGGTCGGTCTTCTGACATTCACCACAGAGGCCGGCCTCTTTCTTTGCCTGCTTTCTATGGATCTTGAGCATCAACCCGCGCCTCCACATTCACTTCAATTCTGGCTCCGCAATATGGGCAATTATCTATCTCCAAACCCACCACTCCCAGCGGATGACAGTACGCAGGTTGCATACGAACTTTGGCAAGGGAATTAACCGTACAAAAAAGCGTGTTTCCAAAGGTAATATCAGGCGTCAACCATTTCTCCCGCATCCTGTCACAACAGAATTGCGCCCCACTCACCTGAATGTGCTTATATGGTGGGAAATCAACCTTGCTTTCCACCGCTTCAATGATCATGACGTGGCTATCCAACTTATCCCACTCTTTTAGTATCCTGCCAGCATGTCTAGCATCGCTGACGATCCCAACCCTCTCCCCGCCGCGTACACATGAATGGGCTTCCCAGATAAACGACAGCGCAGGGAAATACTCCTCTTCCAGAAACCATGCAAGTGACTCGTGACCAAACAGCGGCATATACCATATACCCTCGACCAACTGCGCACCCGGCATGTCCTTTGCTTGCTCAGGGGTTATTGGCTCCCATCCAAGGATCTCCCTAGCCAAGTTCCTCTTTGTCACACACTCACACCTCCTCCGGGGCGTTGGCCTGTTTATCGGCATAAGGGAGCGCTTGCTCCAGTTCTTCCAGTTCCCTCCGTGCGTCTCTAGCAAACTGCTCTAAGAACCTCACAGCCGTGAATTTCCGACCGATTGGCTCAAAATCATCAGTTAGCACTCGATACGCATTATCATACGTCTTTTTTGTATCCTTAGCCACCTTCAACCTCCTCTTGGGCGTTGTCTACCCTCTCCATAGTGAACCAGCCCAAAAATATCCCGCCCCAGTAGAATCTACCAACAGCCAGTGACTCATCCACGAACCTGACCCGATCCCTGATTCGGCGCACCCACCAAGAATTCTCAGGCTTGTTATATTTAAGCAAACTATAGGATCTGCCAAATCTGTAAACTACGAATCTGCCTGCGAATTTGGTGTTGCGTCCACGCGTGACTTTATACATCACCTTCTCATTGCCTGGAATCATCCATGATAACCGGCCCAGCATGGTTATTTTCCACCTATCGCCGAAAGTCCAACGAAAGGCATTCCCTTTTGCCTTACGATATGCTCTTTTAGCTTCTTTAGATGTCAACACAGCACCCCCTATTCCGAGCGCGGCCCCCTCATCGACCTAGACACGCGCCATACCGGCTCAGACGCCACTGACATCGGCCCGGTATCACCC